AGATCGGAAGCGTTGGCCTTGGCGCTGAACTGGGTGGAATGGGCATCGCTGGCCTGGTTGTGGGCGCTCACCGCGCTTGCCGCCGTGCCCGCCGGGTCTGCCCCCACCTCCTGGGCCGTAGGTGTCCAGGTATCGGGTCGCGCCCCGGCCTGCTCCGCCGTCACATTGTGGGGGTTGCTGGTGTTCCCGGTGTGGGCCGTCAGGGCTGCGGCGTCCGCCTTCTTGGCAAACTCCGCCGTGTGGACGCTCTCCGCCTGGTTGTGGGCCGCGACGGCTGCCGCCGCTGTCCCTGTGGGGTCAGCGCCCACCTCCGCCGCGCTGGGTGTCCAGTCGTCCGGCCTGGCCCCCACGTCCTCCGCCGAAGGTGTCCAGGTGCTGGGGCGGGCACCCACCATATCGGCGGTGTAGTCCCCGGCCTGGGGGGCCACCGCCCCGGAACGCCCGTTGAAGCTGGTGACGCCGCCGCCAGCAGCTCCCTGGGCGTTGTCGCTCCAGTATTTCGCGTTGTTGGTGTCCTCGCCCTCGCGGGTTCCGGTTCCGCCCACCGCCCAGCTCTGTGCCAGGATGGCCTTGTCCTCCGCGTCGTCCGCATCCTGGGCCGCTGCAGCGGCGCTCTGCGCGGCCTCCGAAGCCTTGGAGGTAGCGGTTCCCGCCGCCGTCTCCGCCGCGTCCTGGGCCGTCTCTGCGGCTCCCTGGGCAGCTTCCGCCGCTCCTTGGGCGATCTGTGCTGCGGTCTTTGCCGTGGTTGCGGTGATGGCCGCCTGCTCCGCCGCTCCTTGGGCGGTCTCGGCTGCCTCCTGGGCGTCCTCGGCCTTTCCCTGGGCGGTCTCCGCCGCCGTCTTTGCAGATGTGGCGGTGCCTACCGCCGCCTCCGCGTTTCCCTCTGCGGTCTCTGCAGCGCCCTGTGCTGCCACGGCTGCTGCCCTGGCCGCCTCTGCATCATCTGCATCCTGGGCCGCGTCCTGGGCGCTCTGCAGGGCCTCCGCCGCCTTGGTAGTAGCGGTGCCCGCTGCCGTGATGGCGTCCTGGGCCGCCTGCTCCGCGTCTCCCACAGATGCCGCCGCGTCCTCCGCCTTCTTCTGCGCAGCTTCGGCTGCCGCCTGGGCTGCCTCTGCATCTGCGGCATCCT